CTGCGCCTGCGTCGATCAGTTTTTTCTGGTCGATTTTAGTCATCATCTCCAGCGCTTCGAGCGCCTTTGCCGGATCGCCAATTTTGGCGAATTTAGCCAGGCTGGCTTCAGCAGCTTCTTTGGCTTCACGATGAGATTTTGCCTCACCATTCAGTGAGGAAATTTTTCCTACTGCCTGCACAGCATCAAAGCCGATCTCCTGTCCGTCATCGTGGACGTACATAGGGAGACCGTTCGCATCAACTTCCGCATAGTGTTTGCCATTTACTTCAACTGTCTTCAGTTTCATGTTGGTACCTTTTCGGGGTCATCCGACCGTTACACCGCTCACCATCCGGTATTGCGGCAATAAAAAAGGCCGCCCGGAGGCAGCCTTTGAATGAATTTTCATGTTTAAAGTCCGGCGTCACTGAATGCCTGGTCGTCACGTTCCCGCAATTGCTCCAGCGTCAACCATTCGCCCCTGTCGTTGTAGAATTCATCAGGAGACATGCCGCCATCACGAATCAACCTGGCCCGCGTTACGCCAACTATCTGGGACTGTCGCGTGAACGACTGGCGCGAGAACCAGCCGTGATAATCGGTATCCGCCGGCACCTGCCCGTTCGTGCTGGCGCGCGAGCTATCGGATATTTGTCCTATAGCAATACCGAGCTCATCAGACGATTTCAGGATGTAGGTTTCGACGCTTCGACAACACCAGTGAATTTTGCCTGGTCCCTGCAGATATGGCACCTTATGGCCGATCGGCTTGTTTGCCAGGGTGTATTTGAGACGGTCGCGAATTCGACAGTCTTTCGATGTCCGGTTATCCAAAGTGGACAACCACTGCTTACCCTTAAGAAGGTCGTCGTTCGCATCCGCAAAACTTTTCCTCGCCGTCGCCGCAAGATGCCCTACTGCTGTTTTTGCAATGCTACCAGCATTGGTGCGGCTCATCTGTAGCGCGCCATCCTGGTAGCCGCGGTTAGCATGGCCGCGAACTTTTCGCGCAACCTGTTCCGTTGTATCGCCCAGCAGGAAGCCCTGCCTGACGGTATTGGTGATGCGCGTCATGCGGTCGGCTTCAAGGGTACTGGCCCACTCGCTCAGTAACCGCCCCTGAAAAGGCCGAGCCATTGCTGCGGCATAAACGGCGTCCGGTGAAATTCCCACCAGCGGATGAAGCGCCAGCACATCATCGGGGATCGCGAACTGGAAGAGACTTAGCTGAAATCCTGCCTCATGCTGCGCCAGTTCCTGCAGCTCGCCGGCGAGGCTTTCGCTCATCGACTGAACCACATCACGATTTAACGCCCTGACGCTGACCAGAAGAGATTCTAGCCTCGACACCGTGAAACTTTCCGCATCGAGGGTATCCATCGCCACCAGCAGCCTGGCCGTAAGCTCTGCATCGCTGTCATTCAGGATTTTTATCATCCTGTTCGCGACTCCGGTGCTGTACTGACTCACCCAAATCGCATGAGCCAGGCTTTCGTCACTGAGTTTTTCATTCGCCGTCGCCATCTCAACCACCTGGATTATTCAGGCCGCCGACAAGCGTCACCTGCTGGTTCCTCAGTTCGTCGATCACCTCTTCAGGTTTCGCGTCCGGGTCGATGAATTTCAGCGCCTGAAGAACGCGAACCGCATCAATCTGGCGAATATCACCACCCTGCCGAAGTGACTGAACAGCCGTTGCAGCTGAGGAATCAAACGTCCGAGCAGATACATCCAGTTCAGTGCGTACATCGACATTGCCGCCCTCAGTTTCACCGAGCCATTCCGCCATGATCTGCAGGATGTTATCGAGCGCGTCCTCCAGTGAACTCGCCATAGTGTACAGCGGCGAATTCTCCTGCATGCGCTCTTCACTGGTCTGGTCAACAGATTTGGTTGATGTATTTTCGGCACGCAGCAGTTTGGCGCCCGCCTGGCGCATCTGGTTTTCCAGGTCTTCCAGCGACACTTTGCCCGCGTTAATAGCCGTCCCTGTGTGCTCGGTATATTCCATTCCCTGTTTTGAGCGATCGGAAAACTTCGTGGCCACCGATGAGCCGATGGTAAGTTCCTGCCCGTCTTCCAGCCCGAACACAGACAAAAGCGGTACGCGGGCGACATGCAGGATGTTGTCCTGTTCACTCTGACTTTGCCAGTGCTTGATATTCAGCAAAGCCAGGTTAAGTAGCGGTGGTGATCCGCGCATAAATCCTGTGCGTTTCGTGTAGAGCGTCACCAAAGTGATATCGCTGCGACTGGTTTTCCATTCTTCGTGTAGCGTCCATTGTGCTTCACCATTATCGCCCCTGTTACGCCGATAGATTTCAACCTTACCAGGCATGATATGCCGGATCTGTTCTACCTTTGTCTGCCCGTAGTCATCACCGTCAATAATGATGGTTTCACGAATACGCAAATCAGTAAGGATGACCTTTCCACCCTCAACTTTCGACTTCCAGCCGATCACCTGACGGGGATTTAGCATCGTTACGTATGGCCGGCTTCCAATCGCTTTTTCATCTGCTTTTGTCCTTACAGATTCCGGATCCACCCGCGGGTAATCCACCAGCGCATGAACAAGGCCGTACTGGAAACCGATACTGAAAAACTGTTGCGCCCAGACATCAAGGCGGTTTCCTTCCATATCGATGTCGGTAGAAAGCTTTCGGATAACTTCCGGCGCGCTTTCGCTCAATACCGTAGGCTCAGCAAATACGCGCCCAATGTTCTGTTTAATCGCTTCTTCATAGGCAGGCAGCAAGGTTGCAGCTGCTAATCGTTCTTTGTAGCTGTCAGGGTCTTCGTTGGGCCATTTCGGAAGATACAACTTACCCTGTCGGCGCATTTCAAGCGTACCGCCCATCAGCGCATCGTTAATATCCCATGCCTCAACCATGTCGTTATAGTCGAGGTTGGGTGTTGAAATATCTGGCATGGGATTAGATCCGTAGGTTAGTAACTTTGCCGACTTTCTTCGGCGGCGAATGCAGAACTTCATAGCGAGTTCCGTCCCAGTCGTGATCTTCCTGTTGCGTATCAACGTCATCAGGATTTTTGCTGTCACGGACGAGTACAGGGATACGACTTATCCAGCCACGGCAGTAATCAAAAACATAAAACGCGGGCTTCTCTAGTATCCCGGATTCCAGTTTTTTGCCTTCAACCACCGCCTCCAGCATGTCAGCGAATAACGCGGCACCATTAACGCGAGAGCCGGGCTTTTTGTTGGCCTCAACCCATTTAACGCCCTGCACCTCCATTTTCTGAGCAATAGAAAGTTCATCGTCTCCAGTATTGTAAATGGCGCTGTCAGCTGGTCCAGGGACAATCCTTTTGCAGATTCCCGGCATGATGTTTAGTTGCCCCCGAGTGATACCATCGAGTTTTATCTCGTCCGGTTCGTCAACTTCCTGGCCTGTTAGCCGCTTATCAATCCACGCAACGCCTTTTGCAACGTTAGTGGATGACATATTGAGACCTTTGTTCAGTTCGTCAGGCGGGCAGCCATACCATTCGCCAATAAGAATCAGCGAGCCAGGCGGAGGACAGAATTGACGCCCATCAGGTAATGTCGCGGCAGTGCCATCGGTGCGCGCCCACCACAAGTTAGAGAACGGCTTCGACTCGCCCCAGTCATGGGAGCGATCAACGGTCCAGCTATCTGGAATGCGGAACGGCTTAATGACGTGCAGCGCTTCATTCCACAAATGATCAAAGCGTCCGCCGCTGGTCACATCCCATGAGCCCTCTACCCACGCTTTGCGCCGGTTAGGGTCTTTGATCGCCATCAGTGTGGCGATGTACTGTGGGTCAAGATACGGGTTCTCTTTGAACGAGCCGTGGATTGCAACACGGGTAAGCGTCACATCCTCTTCTTTCTCTGTCTGCGGGTTAAATACCCGCTGCGTTTCGCGGATGATGGTGCCGCGGGGAGCTGGCTCAATGAAGCGTTTTTTTACCCAGGAGTGCCCGATACCAAACGGGTTGGTCGTGCTGAATGTTTCCAGTGGAATAGGCTTCAGTAATGAGCCGTCTTCCCGCGGGTAATTCTCCGGCCGGAACGATGAGCGTCGGCAGGAGAACATCATCTCGTAAAATTCAGACGACTGCTGCTTAGTCAGCTCGTTGAAGCCGATAAACGGAAACTCCTGACCATGATAATCCCAGTAATCGCCCTCTTCTTTTCCGAAGCGGAACAGCAGCTCTTCACCAGTCGGCCACACCCAACGCAGTTCAGATGCAGATGCCAGGTAGCGGGCGCCGTCATTGAACAGGCGATACATACGCTTTGACTGCGTGATGATATCGGTGAGGTTTTTATACTCAGTATCGAAAATCACGCCCCGCCAGAACGAGCCATAGCCGAGGCCAACCAGGCGCCGAAATCGGGCCAACTGCGCCGCTGTTTTTCCTGGCCCGCGAGTTCCCTCATAGAGAATCTCGTTACATGGGCAGCTAAGTGAGAGCGATTGCGAGCCAGGTAGAGGCTTCCATA